TGCCGGCGCCGGCCGGAACGTTGATTTGCGGGGAAAACGTAAAACTCACTTGCCCGCCGGCTCCGCCGGAGCCGCCCAGTTGGCCACCCCCCGCAGGCGCCATCATCCCGGCTCTGGAAACGTTCATTGGATTGGGCGGCGTCATGTCAACGCTGGTCTGTCCCGCCATACCGAGCGCGGCCTCGCGCACCAGGCCCGCTTGGGAGCTGATACCGATGGCAGCACCCTCGCTGATGTTTGCGCCGTACCCAATGAACACCCGGCTTGGCGACTGAATGCCGAGCTTCTCGGTGAACCAGCCTTGAATTGATGAGCCGATACCGAGAACGCTTTCCTTCAGCGCGCCCGCCATGTTGGTGATGCCATTGACCAGGCCAGTGACGATCATCCCGCCAAACTCGGAAAACTTGCCGGGTAATTCAAACCCGAAGTAGTTCATCACCGCCGCAAAGGCGCGGTAGAACAATCCCACCGGGGAGAAGTTGAGCAGCGTTTGCGCGATGCCAGAGATGCCGCCGCTGAAGCCTTCTTTAATCTCCGCCCACAAGCCGCTGACAAAGGTCTTGATCGGCCCCCAGTAGCGGTAAATCAGGAATGCTGCGACAGCGATGCCGGTGATAGCCAAGCCGATAGGGTTCATCAGCAAGGCCCGGCCGATCCACAAGACAGCCTGCCCGACAAGGCGCAAGCCTGTGAGCAGTTGGCCGCCTAACACTTTGCCCAGCATCACGCCGCCACGGGCTAGCCATGCGGCGCCTCTGCCCGCCGCAGTGAGCGCCGAGCGGAGGTCATTCAGAGCGGCCCGGCCAAGCCAACTTGCACCACGGGCGACAGCTCCGATGCCCGAACGCACATCGTTCATTAGGGCGCGGCCGAACCAACTGGCGGCGCGTCCTGCGGTGCGCATTCCTTGTGCGCCTTTGCCGAGGCCGTTGACCAGCGGGGCAAACTTGCCGCCGTGCCACGCTGCCTGCAGGAGCGTCCACTTGGACGACATCGATGTCATGGCGGTCTTCATGGCCACGAATGGCGACAACACCAGGTTGGCACCATAGGCCACGCCGATGAATGCCATCTTGCCAACCAACAGGCCGCCGACCAGGCCAACGATACCCTTGATCAACTCGGGGTTCTCTCCGGCCCACGTGGAGAAAGATCGCATCAGCGGAACAACCGCTCGGCTCACTTCCACGATGGCCGGCAGCAGTGCGTTGCCGACTGAAATGCCGATGTCTGTCAAGTTGATACGCAGTTCCTTGAGCTGCTCTTTGGAGCTGCCCATGCGCTTGGCCCAGTCCTGATCGAGCACGCCTTTATCGGCTGCGTCCTTACTGCCAGTTTTAATCTCGCCGAGACCCTTCTGGTTGGCCAGCGCGGGCCGAATAAAGGATAGAACCTGCTGATCGGCGAACAACTCGCCGAGCTTGTAGGCTTCGTCAAGCCGCGCTAAAGCAGTTTCACGCTCCTTCTGATCCTTGATGTCAAGAGCCTTACTGTATTCCGCTGCGGCGGCCGGACCTTTGGTGCCTAAGTGCTTGGTCAGGATCTTTATCATGGACTCAGCGGGAGAAAGCCCCTCGCTGACCAGGTTTTTCATGCTGCCTTTAAGATCGATGCCGGCCTTTTCAAATGCCTTAATTGTGTCGGGTGCGGTGATCTTTGAAAGGAAGTTTTTGAAGTTGTTGGCCGCCTCATCATTGGTGCCGGCGCCACGGCGGGCTATCTGCAAAGACGCGCCAATTTCAGCAACCGCCCGCTCCCCGGTAATGCCCAGGGCTGCGAATTGAGGCGTCAATTGCGGCAGCCACTTCGCCATATCAGCGAGTTCGAACTGGCCGCTTTTACCTGCGAACGCCAGCATGTTCATTGACCGTTCAAGGCCCGCAGCGCCAATACCCAGGTTGTCATTAAGCGCGATGGCCACCGACCCAAGATCATCCATGCTGGCGCGGGTGGCTGTCGCCGTTTTGGCCATGACCGGGGCATAGGCGGCCAGCTCTTTCGCGCTGGAAATGCCGCCGGCGATCAAGACGCCGGTACCCTTGGCCACATCGGTCTGGGTCTGGTTCCATTTGACAGCTGCGCCACGCATGACGTCGCTGAGGCGGGTTTCTTCCGCCTCGTCGAAGCCTCCAGTGATGGCGATATCGCGGGTTTGATCTTGAAAGTCGATGGCGGTTTTCATCGACTGAACAATGGGGGCGCCGAGAACAGCAGCGGTACCGCCCACTTCCATCGCCTGGCCGCGTAGCTCGCCACGCTTGGTCTTGAGAGTTTCACCACGGGCGATGCTGGCGGTAAGGCGGTCTTGCTTGACCTTGAGTTGGTCTATTGAGCGGCCAACCAGGTCATATTGCCGGCGCAGCCGTTCAACCCCCGTTCCACCCCGCGCAAGGGCGGCGGACAGTTCGGTGCCTATAAGTTTTTGCTTTGCGGTAAGGCCATCGGTGGCGCGGCCGAGTTGTTGTATGGTCGATTTGGCCGAGCCGAAAGCGGCGCTGAGGCTGCCGGAAACGACGGCGCCGATCTTTAGTCCAACCAGTACTTCGTTAGCCATAAAGTTTGCTACGCTATGGGCATGTTTGAAAAAGCCGCTCTACGCACCGCCAATATTCTGTATGCACTGGCCATCGGCGCCGGTGTGCTCTGGCTCGCCTGGCTTTGCCTGGCTCACCTGCCGTTGTGGGCAGCGGTCGTCGTGTTCTGCATCGGTTTGCCATTGCTAGCTTCGGTAGCCGCCCCTATCGCAGCGGGCGGCGCTTGGCTGGCGGGAATGGTGGTTGGCCTCGCTGCGGTTATTGGCCGTTCGCTTTATCGGCGAGTTCGATCCGCCGGTTGATCTCACGCCTGCAGGTCTCCACCCAACGCCAATACTCCACCATGTCCAGCCGCCTGATTTCAGACGGCTGGAGCCTCAGCACCAGTAGCAGCGCCTCGTCCCAAGACTCCAGCAAGGTCTCTTCCGCCAGCCATTTCCCGCAACACCTCGGTGGCTAACTTCGAATCGGAAATATCGAACTCGCTGAGATCTTCCAGGGTAACGCCCAGCATCTTCGCAATGAGCATGTCTTCCATCGCACCTTCATCTTTCGTTACAGATTGAGCCGCGCTTATGTCTTTGCGCTTAAGGCGCTTGATCGGCAGCTTTTTGATCGTGCTGCCATCGCCGCCTTTGAAGGGAAACTTGAGGGTGAAGCTGAGTTCGTCGGCCATCTTTGATGCTCCAGGAAGGGTTGCTCGTTGAGAGCCCTGAGCATCTCACCCGGACGAGGTGATGACTTTTAATCGAGTTTAAAGAGAAGCCCCGCACTGGGCGGGGCTTCGAATTTTCTACTTGCCGAAGGCGATGAATCACCGGTGACTTGGATGGATTCGTGACCGCACAACTGCCTGTAACTGGTCGAGCGTCAGCTCGTACGAGTATGGTTCGCGTTGGTTTGCCAACTCTTCAAGCATGCGCTCATAAAGACCTGTTGTAGGCATGTGCGAATTTTTGATCCTACCCTTGAAGTGCGCCCACTTGTCGAGATCCTCGGTGAGGATACGTGCAATTGAAAGCAGCTCGCTTTCATTGTTTCCGTCAAAACCTGGGAATACCACATCGCCTGCGTTGAAATCCAACTGAGCGCGTTCCGCCTCTGTCAGGTCGGCATAGCTGAGTTCAAGGAGTTGCCATAGATCCAATACATCCATGACATATTTGACATTCGGCGGAGTCTCCTCGTTAAGGAACATGCTTGGGTAAGCATGCGCCAACGCCCATCCGTCTCCATCACAAATCATGCGCTGGACAAAGTCTGCATCAACAGAATCCTTAATGTTGAGCGCTTTATGAATGTCAGTGAGAAGCGTGAAAAGCAGCTGATCTTTTCCGGAAAATTCCATCTTTTCATCCTTAAAATTACGCGGCATCAGATTGCCGCAACACATCCTATTTATGAACGCTATCAACCACAACGAAAAATCCCGAACCAATGACCGAACGCGGATCACCTTATCCGTTGATTGAGAGGTTTTGGTTCCAAGGTCTGCGGTGAGAACCAAGAAAGACGCCGCTTTCCCGTTCGGGTTAAGCGGCGTTTTTCCTAAGGGAGCAGCATTGCGTTATCTATCGGCGCTCCTTGTTTCGCTTTTCAAGCCTGCCCGATGTTCTGCCTGTACTTCGACAGCTGATCCTGTCCGCCAACCTTAAAGATGTTGGCCAGCCAATCTAGCAGCACGATTTCCTGCCCATTCAGAACCTGGCGCACATACGTTGCCGAGAACGGAGTTTCGTATTTGGTCGGATCTCTCGGTTTGTGGCTCCCGAGTTGATACTCCTTGCCTGTGATGGTCATCGTGGTGACCAGCGGCAACTCCTCAACCAGGCCGGCGCTGTTGAACACTTGGACGTTGTTACGGCACTGCAACTGGACGCTTTTAAATGGCGTCACCAGTTTGCTGGCGGCCTCGTAGTACAGGCTGTTCCAGACGAATTTCCCCTCCAGTTTGTCGATGCCGTCTGGCAGTTCGATCAGGCCAACCATACCCAGTCCTTGAAAATCGCTGGTCACGGTTTTGATGGAACCCAAGTCGACCTCTTCCAGCTTGCCAAAGAAGCTGGCGCCGTCGAGGTAGACGTTGGCGTTTGAAATTCGGTGAGCGCTGAAGCCGGCCATTACTGTGCCCCCAGATTGACCAGGTATTCCCCGGTGATTTCGGTTTCAAAGGTGCCGCGTTCGAACGGCAGCGGAATGCCTAGCTTGTAACTGAATAGCACATGGCCCAGTTCCAGCTCGGTCTGTGGGTTGCGCGCTGGGTCGTACCAGCATTCACCACCGAGCAACGCTTCGTCGCCGATCAGTTTCCGAATCAACAGATTGACGCTTTCGGTGATGCTGGTGATAAGCGAAGTATTCACGGGCTGGTCGACGAACTGGAGCGAGCTGAAGCGAATCGATTCGTCGATAACGTCCTTGGTGCGCCGGACGTTTTCGAAGTTGCGCATGTGGGTCACGGTTGGCCAGGCCGCCGTCCGGTTGCCCCACAAGCGCAGACCGGTGCCGAAAGAGTTGAAGACCGTGGTAATGCCGTTCTCGTTCAGCAGGTTGACGTCGCTGGATGGGTCGTCGATCCGGGCGCTGAGCGGGCGTTCCAATCCGATCACGCCGATCAGTTCCTGGTTGGAGCTGCTCCACCAGTAACCTTTGTCGTTATCGACCTTGGCCCGTAAGCCAGCGGCGCGGATAGACAACGGTTGCAGGCGCTCGCCGTTAGTTGCCGCGTCGTAAACCTTCACATGCGGATAACACAACCGTACGCGGTCGCTGCTGGTGTTGAAGTTGATATCACCGGCCGGCCCGCGCCCCTCGATGACTTGTTGAACAGTGGTGCCGATTGGGGCGTCGATGTACGCAACGCCGCCCACTTGGATTGCCGAGGCAGCCAAGTCCACGCTTACCGAATTGAGGGTGCTGAATCCAGGCGCGATGAAGATTTTCCCGAAGAAGCCCAGCAGGTTGTAGCTGTCCTTAAATGCTTTCAAGCCCGTACGTTTTCCGGCAATGGTGACGCCGCCAATGATATCGGCCGGCGTGACTTTGCTGGGGTCGGCGTAGGCGTAATCTGCTTTCAACGCGCCATTCACAGGAATGGTGCCGGTTGCCAGGCGCTTCACGCGGCCGGTCAGCATATCCACGGTGTAGTCGGTGTCTTTGACGTAGGTTATTGCGCCTTCGGGCGCCTTGAGGGCTAACGTTTGGAGTGCGCCGTGCCCCAGCTGCAGCAGGTCGTTGTCGTTGAATGCGCGCTCCTGCCCGGACAGGCTGGTGCGGTGAACCGCCGGATCGAGGACGTTGATGACCATCACTGTGCCGGCGCCGAAGTCGTAGATGCCGTCTAGCGCTTCAGGGATGCTAAAGCCCGGCAGGTGGGAGCCGAACTGCGCGCCGTCGATTTCGTTGAGCGATAAGGTCAGCTTGTTGACCGGCCCGATAGGCGCGGTACCGACCAAGGCAATGACTGCCGATTTGACGACCTTAATCGGGCGCGCACCGCGCTCGACCTCGGTAGTCTCAATACCGTGCAGATAATTAGCTGGCATGGGGTTGCTCCTTTTCGACTTTCTGAGGCGCCAAAGCGGCCTTGCCGGCCCGCTTCGATTCAAGTGGTAGCGGCTCCAGGTGCTTCAGTTCCAGCAGAACCAAGGTGTATTCGTGCTCGGGCGGCAGCTCGACCGGCGTACCCGGCGACATTTGCACATCCAACAGCTCGCGGCTTTCACCAACCCGCAGGGTGGCGGCACTTGGAGGGCCGTTGTAGAGATAACGGGACAGTTCCATCAGGACTCCTCGAATTGGGAAACAGTCAAAAGCGGCCCGCTTTCGGGAGCCACAATTTGTAATTGCGTGGAGCGAGTCGCGAAGTCTTGGGCGTACTGCCAAACGCCGTTCATGTGGCCGATAAACTGCTCTGAGATTGGGCGGCAGGCTTGGTCACAGTGCGGCGGATACCAGCCGGTCAGGCATGCGCGGATGCGGTCGAGGTACCCAATAACTCCGTCCTTGCCGTTGAGTTGGCGAAAGATCAACGTCAGCCGCAACGTCATGTTCCGCGCTTGAAATACAGCATCCGTACTTTCCGACCCGCCAAAGGACGATTTGCCGTAGGCCAGCAAGATCGACCCTCTCGGATGATTGAGGCGGTACTGAACCGGGTTCTCAGGAAACAGCTCGACCATCAGCTCTTCGCTGAATGCGCCCTTTAGACGATCCTGCAGAGCGGTCATCAATTGCTCGGTTTGAGTTTTGGGCGGCGCCTCGCTCATCAGTAGCGCCCCCAAGTGTCCGCGTCGAACTGTTGCTTGCGCACGCGGACGCGAACCTCGCCCGGCTCCGGCGCGGCGTGGCCCGTGGGCATGCCCAGAGTGACCACGCCGTCGCGGATGCTTTCCAGCAGCTTGATGGTGTCCTTGCGGCTGTCCTTCACCGCATCGGGCAACGCGCCCTCGGGGCGACGCTGATACAACCAGTGCCGCGCCAGATACACCACCGCATCCCGCAGCACGGTCGGCACCGGATCGAGCGGCAGGTTGTAGCGGCCCCGCAGGTAGCCGTCCACCAGCTCTTCCGCCTGCCGCACGCCGTCCTCAATCACGCTTTCGTTGGGCAGCGCGGCGGCCGGGTCATCGTTGGAGAGCTGAATCAGCGTCATCTCCGGGATGGCGTTGCCGATATCGGCGCGGGTGCAATAGCGCATGGGTTAGCCCGCCTTCAGCTCGACCAGGGCTTCAGGGAACAGGCACATGGCCAACGGGTTCGCCTGGGCTTCCAGATCCCAGCCTTTGCCCAATTTGCGTTCTTCGGCCTTGCTGTAGAACGGCTGGCCAATGGTGTTGACGGTTTCGTTGTAGTTGGCCGGAGCGTTGAACATACGGAACACCCCACGGGCCATCGGGAACACCTGAGCGATGTCGGACGGAATGAAACGCTGCCCGCTGACGGTGACGTCGTACTCGATGAACTCAATGCCGCCGAAGGTGAAGCCCGAGCGCACATCGCCGCCAAGGCGATCCTGCGCCTCCTGGTAGTTGGCAAATGCGGCTTTGACCTTTTCATGGTCGATCATCGCGTCGAACCAATCCGGCCCGCACAGGGCGCGGAAGCCCGTGACCATCACGCCGCCGAGTTTGGATTCAGAAAAGCGCTTGGCGTCGAGGCAGGCCTTGCGCACGTTGGTGCTGGCATTGCTCAGCGCCACCGTAATTTTCTTCTGGCTGACTTCGAATTCTTTGAAAAGGTCGCTGATGACTTCGCCGTCCGCGTCCAGCAGCTTGCCGCGAAGCGCGCCCACACGCTGGAATTCACGGGTAGCCTCGATGCTGTTTTTCAACTCCTGCAGGTTGTCGTTGATCACGGTTGCCACGGGCGCCGTTGCGTCTTCCTGGCCGAACGCGGCAACGCCTT